CCATTTAGTATAAACGAGGGGATGCCATTTGTGGGAGCGACTATCCAGATGAGTGTGACCTATGCTCACCAGGCGGGTGATCCAGAGGTGATCCGATGACTCTCCTTCTATCAAAACCTGAACAGGTTGAGGAAGTCAGGATCCATCGGACCCTGACAACTGCACCAGCTGGAATGATCCAGCGGCGAAATGTCTATCGGTCTCATTATCCATTCCTGAGGCAGTGGAGACTGGGATGGAAGGTTGCCGGTGCAAATGACAAGAATGAAATTGTCCAGCTCTTCAGAGACACCAGAGGATCTGGAACCTTCACATGGATTCCCCCAGGGGAAACAACAGCAATAACGGTTCGATTTGTATCAGATACAATTTCCTGGGAGGCTTCATCTGTGAATGCCTATCAGATCTCAATTACAGTTGAAGAAATGAGGTAGAATGTCACTCCTGAACAGACGGCAACAGATAGCAATCAAGACAGAAGCAACAGAAGGGACGATGGAGACTGCTCTGGTAGCAGCAGATGCCGGATTCAATGTCTTTGAATCCAGCTTCTCTCCAGACATCCAGCAGTTTGAAAGGTCTCCATTCAGGTCTTCCATCGGAAGTCTGGCATCCATCGCTGGAATGAGACAGGCAAGTCTCTCATTCACTACGGAACTGATTGGATCCAATGTTGCTGAGAATGCTCCACCATTTGGAACCATCCTGAAGATGTGTGGGTTCAGAGAGTTCTCAGGTCTGAAGACTATTGATATCGGAGCGGTCACTGTTTCATCCTTTGTCCCTGGTGAAGTCCTGAATGGTGATGGCTCTGGTGTCGGTGTATGCGTCAAGTCTGTGGCGAATGGCGAAACGATGTACCTTACAGAAAGTTCCGCATTTGCAAGTGGTGAAGTCATCACGGGGGCAACTTCTGGAGCAGTGGCCACAACCAGTGGGACATCAGCATTGACAGGTGGCCAGGGTTTCTACTACAGACCCAGCTCGGAGTTCAATGATAGCGGGGAGACCGATTATCTGAGCAGTGCAACGGTCTGGATATACAACGATGGACTGCTCCACAAACTGAACGGATGCCGGGGAAACTTCACCCTCAAGGCAGAAGTTGGACAACCGATGATGATGGATATCGAACTCACAGGAGGTCTGAACATCACAACGGATGCGACTATGCTGACTGGAATCAGTTACCCCACCAACACTCCCCCCACCTTCATGGGAACGAACATCCTCTCGGTTCACGGGAGCAATGCAGTTTTTGTCAACTCCCTGGAGATGACTTCTGGAAATGATCTCCAGTACAGATCCGATCCAAACACCTCGGCAGGATTGATCTCCAGCAAGATTGTTGGCAGAGCTGCTGGCGGATCGATGGACCCAGAAGGTAATACGATTGCCGGAGGAATCGACTGGTTCAATTCACTCTATGACAACACCGAGGGTGTATTGGATCTCACCATCGGTTCTGCTCCAAAAAACAAATTCTTGATCAGTGCCAACAAAGCACAGTTCAGCAGCGTTGGTGGTGGAGAGAGATCCGGATTGACCACCAACCAGGTTGAGTTGTCGTTCAATGAAACCAACGGAAACGATGAACTTGTAATCTTAGCACTCTAGACCCGGTGAGAGGGGATCTTGATGGCGATAATTGTAGACCCAGACATACCGAAGGACTTTGTTCTTCCATCGGATGAGAAGAAACCAAAGAAGGACCAGACAGTCTTCCAGCTGAAGCCAATGACTGGGAGAGAGTTTGCCAAGATTGCAGGAGTGCTGGCGATGGCACAGGAAGAGCCAGAGAAGATCTATGATCTACTGAAGATTTCTGTTGTTGGTTGGGAGCGGTTGAGGAGTTCAAGCGGTGGGGATGTCCCATTCAGCATTGACTCAATCGACCTGCTACCTATCGACATCGCCAGCACTCTTGCAGAAGCATCACTCCAGCTCTCAGGGTTGACTCCTGAAGATGCGGGAAAGTAGTCATCGCAGTGCGGATGGGGTTTGACCTCTATCCTCACTCTTGCAGGATTTGCAAAGAACCAGGAACTCAGGGAGATGCAATGCGGAAATCATGGGGATGCGATGAGCCAACTCCCCATGAGCAAGATCGATTGCCTTGCATGAGTTGCGATGGAGACACACTTGATTGCAGTGCTTGTCACGGTGCTGGATTCACAGGGCTTCATGAGTGCCCAAGGAAAATGGTCAACACTGAGATATTTGAAGGAGTCAGGTCAGCACTGAGAGCGAAGGTTTACAACATCTGGCCAGTGGCCGGAGGAAGTCAAGATCAGTCCAGGGCATTCATGCAGCTCTTTGATGTGGTCAGCGATGAAGTCAACAGGGTGGAGGCTGAAGAAATGAAAAAGAGTCATGCCAGCAGCTAAGAAAACAACCCTCCAGATTGTCCTTCAGGCCAAGAACCTGACAGCTGCACCCTTTGCTCTGGTCCAGAGATCTCTGGTCAGTTTGAAGAATGCCGGTGTTGCTGCATTTGCGGCAATCGGTGGAGCCATCACCAGGATGGGAACAACCCTGCTCTCCCTGGCAGGACCAATGGCAGCCATCCAATCGATCCGATTGGGTGCAGCATTTGAAGAAGACATCGCCAAGATCGGAACCCTGGGAAAAGAGGCCAGGGACAGGCTCGGGGAATTCAGGGTCGAGCTGGAGCGGATAGCAGTCACCAGTGGAACCCCTCTGGATGATCTTGCAGAAGCTCTCTTCAACATGATCTCAGCTGGAGTCAGTGCCAGCGATGCCATCAAGACCTTGGAGGAAGCCAACAGGCTAGCAGTTGCGGGATCAGCAAACCTGGCCAATTCAGTCTTTGCATTGACCAAGGTGATGAGTGCCTACGGTCTCGGAGTCGAGGAAGCCCGGAGCGTCTCTGAGAAACTCTTTGCAACACAGGTGATCGGTCAGACAACTGTGGAGGAGGTTGCTTCAAACCTCGCCAAAGTAACATCGGTTGCAGCAGCTTTGAAAGTTCCACTCGATCAACTGGCTACAGCCTTTGGAGACATCACCAAGGTTGCATCGAATAGTGAAGAAGCAGCGGTATCCTTGCGGTCAGCCCTGGTCGGTCTCCAGAAGCCTTCCAGCGATCTTGAGTTGGTCATGGGGGAACTGGGTCTCAACATCGAGAACCTGTTCCACGATGGCCGCACTCTCGGAGATGTCTTCTCCCTGATCACCAAGAAATCCAAAGAACTAGGACTCCCACTGGCCAAGGTGGTTGGCAATGTCAGAGCCTTTGTCGCAGTTGCGACACTTGGACAGGATGAGGGGAAGCGATTTGCAGCAGCACTCGAGAATTTCAAAAGTGCCACTGGAGATCTGGATGTCTCTCTGGAACTCCTCGAAGCCACAACCACCAGAACTCTTGGGAGGATGCGAGAGTTCATGAAGGTTTTGGCCGCCAGGGTTGCAGCACCCTGGATGCGAGAACTGAATGAACAGCTGGAGGGGACTTCTAGCAACCTCGATGAAGCGAGGATCAGAGCGGAAATCTTCGGCCTGGAGATCCTGAAATGGGCCAAGCAAGCAAGCCCATTCATTGACTTCCTCACCTTTGCCATCAATGCCTTATCTGTTGCAGCTCGTACAGCATTTGGATTCGGCAGAATCTTGGGGAATGCTCTCAAGGTGATGGTGAATACCATCGCCAATGGATCTGAGGTGTTCAGGACTCTAGCCAATGCCGGTCAAGCATTCCTGAATGAGATGGTCTCGCAGTTTGTTTCTGTTGGTGGGATCATAGAAGCGATGCTCTGGAATGTCGCTGGAGTCATGGCGAAAACATTACTCGAGCCATTCCGATTACTGCTGGGAGCCTTCAAAGCACTCAGCAAAGGTGCAGCAGAACTCTCCTGGAAAATGCGGCACATCTTCTCTGATGCGGTCATGCCTAAAGACTTTGGTGAGTTCGATTTCCTAAATGATGCATCAGCGACGCTAGATGCGTGGTCAGCCAGTCTCGATTCCAAGATGGGGAATGTCGGATCAGCGTTTGAATCCTTCCAGCAGACGGCAAAGACATCCGCAAATGTGGCATCACTGCACTGGGATCAGGTCACCAGTTCAGTTGATAGACTCTGGGATGCAGTCAAAAGCGGAGATGCTCTTGCTGAACTGAATACAGCGGTATCTCAAGAAACTGATGCACTCCTCCAGGGTCTTCTGAGTGTCGAAGATACCAGGAAGTCTCTCTGGGAGTCCCTCTCAGACCTCTCCCAAGGAACTCTAGGCCAAGAAGAGATCGAGCAGATTGCTAAACTGAGACAACAATTGCTTGATCTAGATGCAACGGTCACGGTCTCCAAAGTCCCTGTATGGTTCCAGGCAGTTGTAGATGTGCTGAAGCGAGGATGGGATGAGGCCGGTGCAGCATATTCCAGATACGATGCTCTGGTTGCAGCTGGATTCACCAGGCTCCTGGGAATAGCTGCTGCATTCAAGATCCCAGAATTGAAGCTTCCATCCTTCACTGATACCGGTCTCTTTCAGAAAATCCAACAGCTGAAGGAGGCAGTCTCAGGGATCGGAGTTGCCTGGGACAACGCCATCGGGGCAGCAAAACTCGAGCAGACCAAGCAAGCATGGCAATCTGTCCTCTCCATGATTGGTCTGGTTTTCAAAGTTGCTCCCATCGATAGAGCCAAAGAAGCGATGGAGCAGTGGACTATGACAGTGGATGAGCTGCGGGGAGCCATCCTCCAGACAGCTCAGAATGCTCTGGCCAATTTCTTTGATCAAGTTGTCGCAGGGACTGCAAACGCCAGCGATGCCTGGAAAGCGATGCTCTCTGCGATGCTCTCTGCTCTCAACAAGTTCATGGCAGATAAAATTGTGCTTCAGTTCCTCCAGGGGTTGGGGTTCGATCTGACCACTCCAAGTGCAGGAACTGACACTACTGCGAATGCTGACCTATCTGCAAAAGGCGGGAGGATTGCTGGCGGATTCACTCCTGTCCAGAAGTTTGCCACTGGAGGTAGTCTCCCAGGGGGGTTCACTCCCATCCAGGCGTTTGCCACTGGTGGAGTTGTGACCAGGCCCACTCTGGGGCTGGTCGGAGAAGGCAAGCATAATGAAGCGGTTGTCCCTCTCCCTGATGGGAGGTCGATCCCTGTGGCCATGAGTGGTGGAGGGCAGGCAGATTCCTTCTCGATCACCATCCAGGCAATGGATGCAGCCAGCATCAAGAGTCTCCTGCTGAGTGATGCCGGTCAGAGATCGATTGTGGCAGCCTTCCAGAATGCCAGGTCCACCAGGCGGGGATTCTCCAGATGAGCTGGACCACCTTCTACTGGGACAACCTCGCAGCACTTGTCGATGATGGCGGGGGGGGAGCCACTCCCATCGCCTATGATGGTGGAGTTCTCACCCAGTCCACCATCGGGCCACAGATGGAGGTTCCAGCTGGAGCATTCCCAACAGTCACGGGATCCACCAGCGTTGAGAACTTCTTTGCCAATGAACAATCCCTCACCTCGAGCGGCAATCTCGACACCTCGACAACAGGAACCCTGGCAAACCCAATCTCAATCACTGAGATAGGTGCAAGATTCATCGATGCCTCCCTGTCAGATAGCACTGGCAGCAATTACCTGATCGGGATTGGCCATTACTGGGAGGAAGCCATCATGATGGTGGTTGCTCCTTTCCCTGTTGGAACTTATCGATACCTGGGAAATCATGCAGGGGTGGACTATCCCAGGGGGGCATTGAGACTCTCCAGGAGTGATGCAACCACCATCAATTTTGAGTGGGTCGAATCTGATGCAGCTGGAACAGGATTGAATACCTACCTCCTGGATGAGATCAATATCCCTCTCACAGATGCTGGATCGGCAACCCAACCTAAACCCTTCTACTATCGATTTATCAGGAACCAAGACTCATCGACAGGAACCATTGATCTCAGGGTTTATTCAGATGGCACAGCGTACCACCAGCAGATCACAGGGGTTGCTTCCAGCGTCCCTCCTGACCTCTCTGGGGGAACCCAGCAACTTTCCAGGATAGGGATCCAAACCGATGACAGGATCTTCTGGTGGAGGTCTCAGGGATCCGATGTTGCCACAGCGGGGACAACCGGGGTGAGTGATTTTGAAGCCACGCCAGCGGTCTATGCTCTCAGGACTTATACTCCTACCGGGCCAGCAGCAACCTCCTGGATCGACTCTCTGTACTCAGCACAATACTGGCAAGCTCTCCAGTTCCAGAATGCCAGCAACCTGGGTGGTGGATATATGCAATTCAGAGCAGTTGCAGCTGAAACCCTCCCCTCTGGGATCGGATCTTCCCTCTTCTCCAGATCGACATGGACCACCATCACCCCTGGCACTGTATCTGGATTCCCGATCCAACATGAACTCGCAGACCTTCAGGGGAGATATCTTGGAGTCCAGTTGAGATTCCAACCAGGGACTCAATACCCATTGACCTTTGGGAGGGGGATCATCGGCACCCAGATTGGCGGGCCACCAGGGAAACTTGGATCGGCATTCTGGAGTCCCTCCACTCATATCACCGGGACAATCACCATCTCTCTCAATGGAGAGGGAGCCTCCCAGGGATCGATTCCCTTTACTCCTGATTTTGTCGAGTCTGGATCTGAGCTGATCAGGCGGAAATCGACCAGGTTTGAGCTGGCATATACCGGGACCAGACCACTGGGGACACTCACGAGAAGAGCCTGGACACTCTCCTGGACTCTCTCATCAACTAATGCAGACACCCTGGAAGCATTCTTCCTGGCCAGAAGAGGAGGTGAGCAAGTCTCAACCTTGACCCTACCCGATGGATCCACTGTCAAGGTTGCTCTGGTTTCTGATCTCATCACTTCCTGGTTGGCTCCAGATGCCAAGCGAGTCTCAGGTGAAGTGGTCGAGGTGTTATAGTGTCAAGATCTCTCTCAGCCTCTCTCAAGACTGCTAAGAACCTCCTACAAGGTTCTGATGGTTGGTTGGTTCTGTTTGAAATCCAGGTCACCACCATCGAGAGACTCTATCTGGTGAACAATGAGGAAGAGATCACCTTTGCCGGTCAAATATATCGACCCTTCCCAGTTGGCTTTGAGGTCATGGAAGAGACCAGCACGGGTGATCTCCCAGTGGTCAATCTGGTTGTGGGAAATGTCAGCAGGGAAATCCAGGGATTCATGGAGCATCGAAATGGTCTGCTCGATTGTCCAGTCATCATGAGGATCGTTCACACCTCTGATCTTGAGGACAGTGCTTCAGTTCTCACAAACACATTCACGGTTCGAGCCAGCTCTATCTCAGAGGAGGGGGCTTCCTTCCGATTGAGCCAGCATCCATTCCTGGCAGTTGCATTCCCTCATCAGAGGTTCCAGAGATCTAGATGCCGGTTCGCATTCAAAGGCACTGAGTGTGGATGGGAATCCTCTAGTGCCTCCCAGGACTCTGCAACTTGTGACAAGTCTCTCAATGGTCCAAACGGATGCACCTACCAGGGGAGTCTGTACACAGCAGCTGGAAGCACTGCGATTCATCCCGGTCGATACGGGGGGTTCCCAGGGATTCCCAGGAGGAGGATCTGAATGAAACATCCAAGATTCGATGACCTGATCGGAAAACCCTATCTCGAGGGAGCCTGCGGACCAGACAAATTCGATTGTTACGGACTCACCATCGAAGTCTTCAAGAGACTCCACTGGCCACTCGATATACCAGCAGACATTCTCTACAACTTTGGATCTCGTGGTTGGTCATTTCTCAGAAGCAATCCAATGGACTGGAGGATCATTGATACCCCTGCACAGATCGGTGACCTCGCACTGATCAGAGGGGATCACAAGGACAGAACTCCAGATGGGAGGCACTACGCCAGACATCTGGCAATCTACATCGGAGAAGATAAGTTCCTCCATTGTGTCAAGAAAACCGGAGTAGGAATCATCCGCTGGAAGTGCCTGGATCCATTCACCCTATTCATCATCAGACATACTCCACAACCAGTGCATTCAGGAGGCTCAATTGAAAATTGAGATCGCCATCCTGGAATGCCTGATGCCAGTCACGGTCAGGGAGAAATACCATGCAGAGCTGGAGCCTGGAGAGTCGGTCTCCTCGATTGCTCCAGAAGGCTCTGGACCAGGATGGGCAGTCATCCTGGAGGGGAAGTCTCATGTTTATTCCAACTGGGAGAGCATTACTCCGATTGCCGGTGATCAGCTGATCTTTGTGAGGCTACCAGGAGAGGCTCTCACCTGGGCAATGATCACTGAAGCACTGGTCAATGCTGTTGTGAGCATGGCCATCTCATATGTGGCAGCAGATCTCCTCGGAGTCTTTGAACCTCCAGAGACACTCGAGGCAGATGATCCAGTATATGCCTTCTCTGGAATCCAGAACCGTACAGAGTCAGGGATGCCCATCCCAATTGTATATGGCACTCACAAGGTTGGCGGGAACTACCTTGAAACCAACCTCACAGGGAACAACCCATATCAGACGGGCAATCAATACGGAAACACCCTGGATGTCATCGTCGGAGTCAGTGAAGGACCAATTGATGCATGGCTGGATCTCACCATCAACGGGAACTCCATTTCCAACTATCTAGCTCCCACAGTTACAGCTGATTACAGATACGGGGATCTGACCCAAACAGCTCACGATACCATCGGCACGACCTCTGTAGTCACGGTCGATCAAGAGCTACTCCCAGGAGGTGGAACAGCCGACATCAGCACATGGACCAGGGGACCATCCCTCTCCTACTCCACTGGAGCAAAGGTCAACCAGGTCAATCTCAACATCCTCCACTACAATGGATTGGTGGAATCACAGAGCGATGGAGATGTCTTTGCAGTTCCAGTTGATGTCGAGTGGCGATATCGAACCAGCGACACTGGATCTGGAGCTGGAGCCTGGACAGACTGGGCAGATTTCTTCATCCCAGATACCTACTACCTGAACATTGGAGCCATCACCAGCGGACCATTCCAGAGGCTCGAGGTGGTCACTGGCGGGACTTCTGGAGCCACTGGTACAGTTGCTATTGATACTGCTGATGGAACCTCCCCTCTCTACATCTTCACCTGGCAGAATACAGGCCAAGGGACTTTCCAAAATGGTGAGACCATCACAGGGAGCATCTCTGGAGCTACTGCTACAATCAGCGGAACTCAGCAGCAAACACCCATGCCTGACTACTGGGCAAGATTCACTGCTCTCAGCTTCTCACCATTCACATCTACCGTAGAACTCCCTCTCCCAACATTTGACTTCTACGATATCGAAGTTGCACGATTCACCACCTGGGGGCCGGATATCTATCGTCGAACCGGCATCAACCTCGATGGGGTCGTCGAGATCCAATACAATGATCTGACCTATCCTGGAGTGGCCAGCACTCGATTGGTTATCCAAGCGGATCGATCCATGAATTCTGACCTTCCCAGGATCATCAGTGAAGTCAGAGGACGGAAGATCCAGAGATGGAATGGTGCAACCTGGGAGGATGATTCTCCTGACTACTGCAACCCTGCATGGGTGGTTTACGACCTCCTGACAAATACCAGATATGGACTCGGGAACTGGATCGATGCTTCCATGATTGATCTGGTTTCCTTCAAGTCCTGGGGGGATTGGTGTGCAGAACTGGTGGATGATGGCTACGGCGGGAGCGAAACCCGATGCCGGTTCGATGGTGTATTCGGTGCCAGTGGTCTCGATTCATGGACTGCAATCCTCAGGGTTTGTGCCACTGCCAGAGCAGTCCTGGTCATGGTCGGCGATACGATCAAGATCAAATATGAATACGACAGAACCCCAACTCAGCTCTTCACGATGGGGAATATCGTTGAGGGTTCCTGGGCACAGGAGTACATCTCCAGAGTAGATCGCCCCACCAGATATGAGATCAAGTACCTGAATGCAGCTGCTGACTATCAATCTGATGTGGTTGGAGTGGATGACCCAGACTCCACACTGGCTGGAGAACCTCAGAGGCCCAAGGCAATCGACCTCATCGGAATCACCAGGGAGAGCCAAGCACTGCGAGAAGCTCGATTCAGAATGAATGTGGAGAAACTCAATCAAACGGTGGAGTTTGAAGCAGACATCGATGCAGTAGCCTGTGAACCAGGCGACTTGATCATGGTTGCTCACGATGTTCCTCAGTGGGGGCACTCTGGAAGAGTGGTTGCCGGTGGAGCCACCACCATCCAGCTGGATCGAGATGTCACCCTGGATAGCGGCATCACCTATGAGGTCATGATCAGAACCTCAGGAGATGACAACCGGGAGACCAGGACCATATCCAGTGCAGCTGGAGACTATGCAGCAGGATCAGATCTCACCCTATCCCTGGCATGGACAGTGAATCCAGCACAGTTCGATCTGTACAGCTTCGGAAGACAGAACATCACCTCGAGGCCCATTGTGATCAGTGAGATCGTCACCCAGGGAGATCTATCCAGGAAGATCAAAGGTGCCATCTACGATGCAGCAATCCATGAGGATTCCATCGGCCAGCTGGATACGATCACCTACTCAGATCTCCCAGATCCTGCGATTGTTCCAGGATGTGTATCCAACCTGACTGCTGTTGAGGTCTCAGGGATCGATACGATGGGGCAACCAAGAACTCAGGTTCTAGCTGGTTGGACCTATCCAGATGGAGTGAACATCTGGAGTGCCCAGGTCTGGGCAAGGGTCACAGGGACCACCACTGGAGGAGTTGGAATCCCTACCACCTCAGATGATTACAGCTTCCAGGGGGAAGTTGAGTGGCCAGGAAACTCCTTCATGCTCGATGATCTCATCGTCGGGGCAGATTACGAGATCACGGTTCTTGCGGTCTCTCCAGCTGGAGCGTCTAAGCAGGTAGGGGATTGCTCCAGTGTACTGATCACCCCTCAGGGGGTCGCCAGTATCCCAGCATCTCCTCTCAATGTCACGGTCAGCAGGAGCGGACCACTCCTCACAATCTCCTGGGATGCGGTCGAGAATGTATCTGTTTCACTCTATGAAGTGAGGAGAGGATCCACCTGGAATGGATCCACATTCCTGGGGCAGACCAACTCCTTGGAACTCACCACAAGCAACTGGGCACCCACAATCAACAGCACCACAGGCGGGAATACCCAAGTGGATGAGGTGTTCTTTGTTCGAGCCATCAGCCTCTCTCAGCAGTACGGGACTATCGGCACTGGCCAATTCTCAGATCCACTACCAGTCTGGGGCAGCTCAGGGAATCTAACACAGCACAATGATCGGATAGTCGGTTTCAGCACCTGGCCAGGATCCAAGACGAATCTAACAGTGAACACCACAACCAAGGAACTGGAACTCACCACCCCTGGAGTCAACGGGGTATACCAAAGCAGTGTCGACCTGGACATGGGAGGATCTCGCCAGTGGACCCTCGGGGTGGTCTTGCAGTGGAGGCAGGTCACAACAAAGACCTGGACAGGCTCTACAGCTTACGATTGGTCATCAGCAATCGGTCAGGATTCCAACTGGTCAGGGTCGATCAATCCAGATCTCTGGGAGACCACTGCTCAGATTGACTATGCAATCAGCTCAAACGATGTCACTTACTCAGACTGGATTCCATTCAATGAAACCCAGCTCATCTATGGGGCAACGGTCGCATCTGTTTGGATCAATTCCTGGAGATATGTCAGAGTTCGAGTCACCTTCAATGTAACAAGTTCAACAGTCTCCCCTGTGATGGAAGAACTGTTCCTCACTGGTAGCCTGGTCTAGGAGTATCTGATGGCGTATACACCGATCACACCAAGTGATCCACTCTCCACAAGCGTTGGAGATATCAACACAGCATTTAATCTGTGTTCCACAATGTTTGCATCAGCCACTGCACCTGGGACCATCCAGGCATACTCCAACTGGATTGACACCAATGATACAGCCTATGGAAGTGATGTTCTCAAGATCAGAGACTCGACCAATAATGATTGGGTTAAAATCTACAAGCTGGGATCGCAGACTGGACCAGTCCTGAGTGACGGAACTGACTCGATCACGATCCAATCACCGGCAACCATCGGAACCTCCTACAGTTTGACTCTCCCAGCTGACCAGGGGGGAGCCAACACCTTCCTCAAGAACAATGGCTCAGGAGTATTCTCCTGGAGTACCGTTGCCGGTGGAGTCGTAGACATTGGTGACCTGGGAGATGTCACCATCACTGCTGCTGCAACTGGAGAATATCTCAGATATTCCGGGGCAGCTTGGGTGGATTCTCCATTGCTGATCACTGATCTATCCGTTACCTCTGAGGCCAGGGGGGATGTGATTGTCAGAGATGCATCGGGGTTTGTCAGGCTCGGGGTAGGTGGTTCAGGTCAAGTCCTGTCCAGCGATGGAACAGATGTGGTTTGGAGTTCCAGTGCAGCTGGTCTCGCATTCACCACCATCACCCCCTCCTCTGGTGCCAGTGTCGTTGCAGACTCAGCGACAGATACACTCACCCTCACCGGTGGATCAGGGATCACCATCACGGGTACAGCTGCCACTGATACCCTCGAGATCACCACAGCAGATGGCGGGATCGACCACAACTCACTGCTGAACTATGTAGCGAATGAACACGCCGACATTACGAGCAATGTCACGGTCACTGGTGCATGGGGATTCAGTAGGGTTGGTTCTGGTACAACTTCATTCTCAAACATCACCTCGGGCACTCACTCACTCAAATTCAGTGGCGATTTGATCTTTGATCGAAGCACCAACGATTCGACCCTGACCACTGCGACTCTCTCAGCAGTACGCACCTGGACCCTACCTGATGAATCCGGAACAATAACAGTCCAGGGCAATACCACAACAGGCACAGGAACAACCCTGGTGAAGAACGGCACTCCCACTCTTCTCGGTGCAACGATGGCCAGCATCTTGAAACTCAACACGGGAATCCCTGCCAGGTTCTATGGGACAACGAACTATGTTGGGATTGTTGCTCCCACTTCAAGTGCTGCCAGTTACACCTTGACGCTGCCGAATTCCTCTGAACTCCCCTCTTCTGGAACCTATATGCTGCGGGTTGATAGCAGTGGAACCCTCTCATTCTCTGCGAGTTAAGATGACAGAATATGCAAGCGAATTAGGAGTTGCAGCAATCGTGGTGATCCTCCTGCTGAGGGAGATCCTTCCACACTTCACCAAGAAGAATGGGAATGGCAATGGACAAATCTCAGAGGCATCCAGGTATATCGAATACAAAACCCTAGCATCCATTGAGGATGCGATGAGGAAAACCAATCACGCACTGGCCAATCATAATCAGGTGACCACTCTGCTGGTTGAGCGAGTGTCAGAACTACGGTCAGAGATAAAGGAAATCAGCAACGAGATCAGGCGAAAGGATAGATGATGAGAGATCTCAAACTACGAGAGGAGACAGGCAGATGAAGTGGACTCCATTGGTTCTTCTACTCATCCTCCTGGTCTCCGGTTGTGCATTCTGGGACGGATTCACTCGGGGAGTCACCGGCGGTGGAGGAGAAGGACTCCTCGATACTGCTGGAGAAGTCACGGGCAATGTTGTTCGAGAGTCTGTTCCACTGATTCCGTCACCTTGGCGGGAAATCGTTGTAGGTTGTCTGGCGGGGATCACCGGGTGGGTGGCCAGTGCTAGAAAAATGAAAGGTACGGTGAACACATCCAATTCTTAAAAGACATCCTGGTATCTCGCAAGAGCCAGGGGCTCATACTGCTGGTGTTAGTCGTTTTGCTCGGGGAGTCTGCTCTGGGTTTGGACTCATCCCAAATCACCCTCACAGCTGAGGGAATCATGGCTTACATTTTAGGCCGTGGACTGGCAGACATCAAAAAATAGAGAAGGGGAGACCCTCTCATCCAGCGGGGGAGGTTGCCTCCTTTCCAGGTAGCCTCCCCCCATTCCCTTCCCCAGATTGCCAGAGATCCACTCTTCTGGATACATCTTGCCTCTCAAGGCATCACTCCTGTATGCTTCCAATCCAACTCAGTTGGGGGAACTCATTCCGGGGGGAATCAGATGCATTCATTCACAATCATACATCTCATCCACTGAGATCACCGGAAAGGATGCCTGATGTGGTGTACAGACTGCAATACAAGCCCATGTGCCTGTGAGATATCATGGGTCTGGGATCTCGTTGATGAGTTCTTGAATGAGCGGAGAAGGGAACAGAGGTCCAAGAAAATCCCAACAGTCACGGGGGTTGAGATAGAAATGGATGTCCTGATCTCTGACAACAGTTGCTGCTCACATGATCAAAGTTGGTTCGCTTCCTGGAGATAGAGGACAACATTCAGAGATACTACCCATCCCGATTGAGAACCTACCTTCAGTGCGGTGAGAAATACAGACGGCGATACATCGATGGAGAGAGGATCTCCAAGTCCAATATCCCATTTGCCATCGGAAGTGCCATCCATGAATGTGCAGAAGAAGACAACAAGAAGAAGATAGAGACAGAGGATGCCGGTCTTCCCAAAGATGACATCATTGAGATTGCTGTTCAGTCATTCCAGGAGACAGCAGAGAATCACGATCTGGGAGCCACAGATGCTGAAGTGGGGAAGGGCAAGGATTCATGTGCATCAGGTGCTGGCACCTATGCGGATGAGGTTTCTCCCATCACAAAGCCAGTTTGTGCAGAAGAGCATATCGTTGCCCAGGTGCTTGGGCCTGATGGCAACACCTACGAGCTGGCAGGGATCCTCGATGTTGCTGAAGAGGGGGCAGTCGGTGACCTGAAGACCGGCACCAAGTCCTGGAATCAAGCCAATGCAGATGCTGCTGACCAGCTCACACTGTATGGAATCCTGTTCAGGTCACGATTTGGGAAATACCCAGAGCGGATGTGGATTGCCAATCTGGTCAATAAGGTGAAGGGGTGGAAGTTCCAGCACCTCGAGACCACCAGAACGGTTGAGCAGTACATGAAACTGATGAACAAAATCAGCCTCATTCAGAAGGGAATCGATGCTGGAACATTCCTTCCAGCAGCAGAGGGAGACTGGGGATGCTCCCAGAAATGGTGCGAGTATTGGACATCCTGTCCCTATGCTCAGGGACGCTAATGAACAGAAAGGAGGATCAATCGAGAGTGGAGACTGATCTACAAAGCAACATCACAGAAGTCATCGGAGGTAAAGATGGCAGGGGTAGCGAAAAAGAAACCTCAGGAGCTGGAAAAAGTTCCTGAGAAGAAGGTCAAGAAAGAAAATACAGACAAGGTGATGAGTCCAGCACTGCTGCAACCGATTGCAGATCTCACAGGACTCAACATCAGAGAGACCAGGAATCTGCTCAAGGATTCGGTATTCCGACCTGGCAAGAATGAGAAACCCTGGACAGAGAATGAGGTCGCAGCAGCTCTGGTATTTGCTCGACAGTATGACCTCAACCCGATCACCAAGGAGATTCAGTTCTTCCGTACAGGGGGCAAGGTCTCACCATATATCGGATACGATGGATGGGTCACGGTCGTCAACAGGCAGGAGGACTTCAATGGAGTCACCTTCGATGTTGAGTTGATCGAGGGGCAACTGATCTCGGTTCAATGCAACATCTACCGCAAGGGGTTTGACTTCCCCATCTCGGTCAGAGAGTTCTATCAGGAATGCAGGAAGCAGACTCAACCCTGGTCACAGATGCCATCTCGTATGCTCAGACAGAGAGCCTTCTCGCAGACTGCAAGACTGGCTTACGGGATCGGGATTCCAGATCGTGATGAAGTGGTCATGGAAGATGCTCCACCCACTCCAGAAATCGTTGACCTCTCAGTCAAAGAAATCGACCCAGACACTGGAGAGGTCGTGGACTGATGATCTCACTGGAAGGACTTCTGGAGAAGTTAGAGAAAGCGACACAGACACCATCGGGAGGTTGGAAGGCTTGCTGCCCTTCACATGAGGATGAGAATCCATCTCTCACTGTAGCTGTTGGCAAAGATGGCAAGATCCTCATGAACTGCAAGGCTGGCTGCGAGTTTGGTGAAGTGGTAGAAGCTCTGGGAATGAAGCCGGGAGACTTCTTCCCAGAGACCAGATCTCAACAGCGTCGGAAAACGATTGTCCAGACCTATGACTACACTGACCAGGCTGGAACTCTCCTCTTCCAGAAGGTCAGATTCAAACCCAAGGACTTCTCGTGGAGGAAACAGAATGCATCAGGTGAGTGGGTCTGGGGGAAGGGGAGTCCAGATGTACTCTACAACCTCCCTGCACTGCTCGAGATGTCCAGAGACCATGACACCTGCTATCTGGTAGAGGGGGAGAAGGACGCAGACGCAGCAATGGCAGCTGGAGTCCCTGGGACCAGTCCAAGTCTGTTGAACCTCGACACACTCGAACCCTTGAAGGTGTTTGATCTGGTCGTCATCGTTGCGGATCGAGATGAGAAGGGGAAGGCAGTGGCTCAGAAGTCATCTGAGTTACTGCTGAAGCATGGAGTTCTCTCCAAGATAGTCTATGCCAAGGTCGAGGATCCCAAAGCTGACCTCACTGACCACCTCGATGCAGGATTCACGATGGAAGAGCTGGTGCCAGAGGATGAGGTGGACATCGATCAGCGATTCCAGGTGCCTGTGGCCAATGCCTCTGAGGGTCTGTATGGGATCTGGATTGCAAGACGGTTTGCCAATCTCTCTCACGGAAGGCTGGAGTTCAGCACTGATGTTGCTGGTGACATCGGTTGGCTCGGGTGGAATGGTCGCACATGGGCACCTGATGCAAATGCCAGTCACGAGGTGGCTCTGGACCTGTCCAGGGAGTTGAGGAGTGAAGCAGCACTAGCGGGGACCAGTGAGAAGAAACAGGATGAGATATACAGAGCCTCGAGCAAGTGTTCCTCGATTGGGAGTGGAGTCAATGGACTGAGAACCCTGGCCAGTGAGATCATGAGGAAGGGGGCAGAAGATTTCGACTGTGAACCCCACCTCCTGAATGTTGAGAATGGAGTTGTGGACCTCAGGACTGGAGAACTGAGACGGGCACATCCCTCACAAAGGTTCACCACCTATGCTCCAGTTCCATTCACAGATGCAGATCCAGAAGGGGGAGACTGGGGGAAGTTCGTCAAGACCATCATCCCTGATGAGAGTCTCAGGAGATATGTTCAGAGGTCGATTGGGTACATGGCCACAGGCTTGGCTCATGAGCAGGTCTTCTTCATCTGGCTGGGTTCTGGAGCCAATGGAAAGAGTGTTCTCTCTCATTGCTTGAGTCAGTGTCTGGGAGATCGATTCCTGATGAGTACCCAGTTCTCTGTATTCACTACAGCTGTGAACCTCGAATCAAAGACCAGGGAATTCGGAAGGCTCAGGGGTGCCAGGATGGTTGTGGCCTCAGAGCCAAAGGTCGGGGCACAGTTCGACACAGCAGCACTGAAAGAGGTCACAGGAGGGGAATCCATACTGGGTCGGCATCTCTTCTGTAATGCATTCACCTACAGACCGACCTGGACTCCGACCTTCATGTGCAACAATCTCCCAAAGGTCTCAGAGACAGATCACGGAACTTGGAGAAGGATCAGAGCAATACCATTCAGAGTGCAGATCCCTGAGGCAGTACAGGATCGAGAACTCTCCTCCAGGATCATAGGGAATGATCTCCCTTCGGTGCTAGCGTGGATCGTTGCCGGTGCCATCTCATACTTCAAGGATGGTCTCGGATCATGTCCTGCGGTGGAGGAGCTGACCTCAGACTATCGAGCCAGTGAGGATGTCATCGGTGGCTGGATCGATGAGCAGTGTTCTGTTGGATCCGGGTCAACACCGGTCAAGGAACTCTGGGAAAGTTTTGTCAAGTGGGCAGACACAGAGGGGCATGGCAGATTCATCAAGCAGATGAACTCTGCACGGTTCAGCAAGGATCTTGGCAGGAGGGGATATCCAGCATCCAAGACAGGTGGAATCCGAGTGCGACAGGGAATCCAAACCAAAACAGAGATGCCTGAGTACCCATTCTAGAAGGAGGAAGCGATGAGAAGGATCTGGCCAAACCTCACCAAGGAAGAGCTGAGGACGATCAAGAAGGATCTCAAGGGATTGGAGGCCACTGGCTTGGCCACTGCTCCAGAGTTGATCGAGTGGTCAAAGAAGATCCTCAGGGAGGCACTGGATACAACTGCTGAATACCAGAAGGAGTACACGCCTGGTGAACCGAAAGGACCAAGTTGAAGAAGGCTACAAAGAAGAAGACTGCAAAGAAGAAGGCTACAAAGAGGTCACGGTATGTAGTCCGAATCCCAACCACTGAGCAACAGCGAGCAGAAGCAAAACGGTTGCGAGATCATTTGAGAGATGGATACCAGGCTCGCAGAAGGAAACTCCTCGAGGAGCGTGGTCAAGTCGTGATCAGCCCAAGATTCTCCAAGGAAGATCTGGTCGTGATATCTCACCGGCTCCCAGGATCTGAAGCGACTCCTGAGCTGCTCGAGAGGTGGGCCAGGATGGTCATCAGATGTGCAATCGAGGAAGAAAAAGCGAGGCAGGGGAAATGAGTAAACCTATCGGAGACATGACAATGGTTGAGATTGAATACGAGATAGATGAGATCAAAAGGAAGATCGATGGATTTCTTGACCTGGTGAACCAGGCAGAACGAAATCCATTCTTCTCAGTGCCGGTGAAAGTTGAGACAAATGGACAGTAGACCGACCCTAAATGGACAGTAGGAATTGTCTACTGTCCAGGGTCTAAGTCTTTACATCTATTGTTCTTACTACTTATTATGGACAGTAGGACAGTAGATGTCTAAAGAGGAAGAGCAAATAGAAAGATGATGAAAGTATAGGGTAATTAGGAATCTACTGTCCTACTGTCCAGTGTTCTTGATAAAGTCATGCGGGGGTTAGACTTAAAGCCTGGACAGTAGATTTCGCCTACTGTCCTGATGAATTTGGGGAGATTTGTTAAGATCATCTTTGCCAAGTAAAGCACCCCTCGAGTGGTGCAAAGTAGTTGTAGATTCCAGGGAGCAACTTCCATTCTCCTTGGATCCGTTGAGGAGTGAAGTTGGAAAATGTGATGTGGGGGACTACCAGCTGGCAGACTTCCCCAATGAGGTAGCAGTGGAGAGGAAGTCTCTGGCAGATCTAGTCTCATGTTGCGGGACAGACAGAGAGCGGTTCGAGAGACAGATCCTCAGGCTCATGGGAATCCAGTCACGATTGCTGGTGGTGGAGGGGAGTTGGTCACAGATCGAGATGGGGCAGTGGAGGTCGAGGATCTCACCCAATGCGGTGAGGAATAGTTTGCTCGGGTGGATGGGGAAGGGTCTACCGATATCGATAGCAGGAGACAGGCAACATGC